AAATAGAATTAGAACAAAACTATAATCCATTTAACGAAATGTTTGATATTAATATAATTAATAATGGTGATGTATCTAAATGTAATAGTAATGATATAACACTTGTTCCTATAGATATACAAAGTTTCCCCATCACAATAGAAAATCGTAAATATTACGAACTATCACCTTTTGGTAAAGAGATAGATAAAGTAGTACAGCATATACTTTCACTAAATTTACCTAATTTAGCATTTTTATTTTATTCTAGTACTGAACCTTATTTCTTTGATGCAAATATTTATTTCGCAGAATTAGGGTCAGCAAACCCAAACATCAAAATTATATTAAGTGGATCAGGGGAAACCACTGATTATTTTGGTCACTATACAACTCATACATCAAGAGTTAAAAATGTCTTTAAAATACATAAACTTTGGTATTTTGATAGAGTTCATTATATGACATTTTTATCAGAGGAAAAAGAATTTAATAAAGTACATTTAGAAATGAATAGGACAATGGGGCCTAGGGAAAAAAGATTATATAATATTGTACCAAATAAATTTTTATGTACATTAAGAAATTGTAGGTCACACAGATTATTATTTTCTACTATGTTAGAAAATAGTGCTATGGGATTAGAAGATATTACTTATGGTAGGTTTTACAGTTTAGGTCCAAATGCTATATCTAAAGTTGCAAACAATCCAAATACAAAACATGAGTATCCTTATCATATACAATTAATGGCTACAAGTTTAAACGAATTAATTAATAAAGAAGATATTACAGATAGTATGTTTAAGTCTATAATGGAAAATATTATGAGTAGGCCACATATTATAGATATGAAAAATATAGATGATAGAGGTATCCCTGGACCCTGGTTGTATGAAGACTGTGATATAATAATTACACCTGGTGGCGAACCTTACGGTTATGGGTATGTGGATGAAAAACAATTTATACCTATGGCATTTAAAAAGCCTTTTATTACATTTGGATGTAAAGGTATTTACGAAGAACTAAAAAGTATAGATTTTAAAACATTTGATGAGTGTTGGCCAATTAACTTTAATGAAGCAGATACTTTATTAGATAGAGTAAAAGGATTTTTTACTGTATTTGAATATATAAGAAATCTAAGCCCTACTGCTTATCAAGAACTATTAGAAAAAACAAAAGATAGTGTAGAGTTTAATTATAATCATTTAGTAGACGGAACATTTAGAAGGAAAAGTAATGAAAACTTTTTCCAGGAGATTCATAATGCCTGCAGTTAGAGGAGCAAGACCTGTTAGAAATAAAGAAATACAAGATTTCCATTGGCATCTAGATAAAAATGATTTAAAAAATGTAAGTCTCGAAGAATATCAAAAGGTCTGGAGAGAATGGCTTAACTATTCAGATACAAAAAGCCTTAACGGATTAAACGAATTTAAACATGCAGATTACACACAAGGCACCAGTCAAACGTTTGACCAATTTATATTACGACATAGTAAAGACAGAGAAATAATAGTCTTGAACGGTGACTTTCAATATCATGCCTGTTTAGGCAAACATGTACAATTTCAAAATCTACATTCTCCACATCATCTAGAAAGTATATTAAAAGGTCCAGGATTACATGCATTACTAATAAGTGCACCATTTAGCGATTTTGGTTGTATACACCCTGACTTTGAACACATAATGAAAGTCTGTAATGTAATGGATATACCTGTATGCCTAGATCTGGCGTATTGGGGAATTAGTAAATTTGTACATATAGATTTAAATAAATATCCTGCTATTAAAGAAGTAACATGTAGTTTAAGTAAACCTTTCTTTACATTAGAAAATCACAGAGTAGGTATTAGATTTACTAGAGATTATGTTGATGATGGCGTAAGTATGCTCAATGAGGTAAAAATGCAAAATAATTATAGCATGGCATTAGGTGTACAGTATATGCGAAACTTTTCGCCTGATTATAATTGGGAAAAGTATAGAGACTTATACGAAACAATATGTTCTAACGAAGACCTAGTGTGGACAGATACAATGATATTTGGTCTAGGGGACGATATCAGACATTCAGAATATAATAGGGGAGTATCAGGAAACTACAGAGTCTGTATTTCGGACTGGTTAGGTGATTGTTAAATAAATAGTAACATAATACACACAGGAGACAAATGTATGATAGTTAGTTCACACAATGATTGGGACCCTTTAGAGGAAATCATTGTAGGTCGAGCAGACCATTCCAGAATAGCAACAGATATTTCAGCAAGAAGTTTTAGTTATGCTAATTTTAATAAAGAAGATGTAGAAAAACTAGAAGGGCCTTACCCACAATGGGTAATTGACGAAGCCAATGAAGATGCAGACGGACTTGCAGATGCACTTAGTAAAATGGGTGTAAAAGTTCATAGGCCTAAAGTCATTGATTGGGAACAAAAAAGTTACGATATTGGACAAGGCTGGCAATCAAAAGGCTGGTATAGTTGGTGTCCAAGAGATTTAATTTTACCATTAGGCGACATGCTTATAGAAACTCCTACTCCTGTAAGAGCAAGATACTTTGAAACAAGATTATACGAAGACATTATGTATGAAGCATTTGAAGATGGTGCTTTATGGATGTCAGCACCTAAACCAAAGTTACATGATGACATGTACACATTTGAAGATATAGAAGACAAACCAACATTACTTAACCATGAGATTTGTTTTGATGCACCGAACATAGTAAGAGTTGGAAAAGACTTATTATACCAAGTTAGTAATTCAGGAAACATGAAAGGTTACCAGTGGTTAAAAAGATTAGTTGAACCTATGGGTTATAAAATGCATTACAGCGAACTATATAGTTTTGCACATTTTGACAGCACTATTGTTCCACTTAGACCAGGATTAGTATTAATGAATAGTAGCAGGGTAACACCTGATAACTGTCCTGAGATGTTTAAAAAATGGGACAAGATTTGGTTTGATGATTGTGTTGTACAAGGAAGCAAACTTGCAGAGCAAGGCTACATGCCTCCATGCTCACCTTATATTGGTATGAACTTATTGAGTGTAGACGAAAATACAGTAGTGTTAGACTCAGCACAAGAGCCTCTGATGAGAGAACTAGACAAGTATGGTATAGATAGTGTACCTGTACAGTTTAGGCATTCTATGACGCTATCTGGCGGTATACATTGTGCTACTTTAGATCTAAGACGTAAAGGTACATTAGAGAGTTACTGTGATTAAATACGGCCATATAGATAATTTTGGAATTACTCATGATCAAATGAGTCAGTTAAACTTTGACGATTACTTCCAGTGTTATCAACAGACGCCTGCTGTAGAACAATATTACACAGAACATAATAGTAGTATATGGCAGATGTTTGAGACCTCACCACAATGGGTACATGACTTATCTAAAAAAATACCACAAGACTTTGATCATCATGTTGTTAGTGTAATTAATATTCCACCAGGACAAACTATTCCATATCATGTTGACAAACATTTTAAACTTAAACAAAAACATAATGATGACGGCACAGGCGTTAGTTATCGTTACTTGATATTTTTAGAGGACTGGAAACGTGGACACTATTATGAAGTACACGATCAGCCTTTTGTAAAATGGAGAGCAGGTGATTGGGTAAAGTTTGGCATAGATGATTGGCACATAGCAGGAAACATGGGTGAAGAGCCTTTTTATTCTTGTCAAGTCACAGTTCTAAAAGATGCATAAGGGACATAAAAATATTTCATTTGTTACAGATGAAATGCTTTATAGAATCAAATTTACAGAGCATACTAATACTGTTTTTAGTGCAGGGTTTTGGGATAAACTTGGTGTTGCAGTACCTGATTACCCTCACGATTCACCTTGGGTGTATCAAGTATTTGAAAGCGATTGTGATTATTGGGTACAACAGGTAAAGCATCTATTTGATGATGTTTTAAAATATAGTGTAGCAACAGTAAATTGTATTAAACCAGGTAGATTTATAGCACCTCATACAGATACACTTTATAAAATAAAAGAACATGTTAAGAACGAAAAACTTAATATAAAAGGATTGGAACCTATTAGAATAAATTTATTTCTACAGGATAGGTTAATGGGGCATTATTTTGAAATGGATAACGAATGTTGGATAGATTATAAAAAAGGAGACTTCACAGTAATCAAACCTAATGCAGAGCATCATGTTGCAAATTTAGGTTATCAGAATAGATATACATTACAAGTTACAGGATTTGCAGAGAAAGGAACATTTTAAGGAAATAATATGAGAATATTTATAACAGGCGCAGACGGATTTATAGGCCAAGCAATGGTCGAAAGATTGAAAGATCAGCATGAATTAGAATTTTTAAAAGAAGATCTAAGAGACCATGCTAAAGTAGGATTTCAAATTAAACAATTTGATCCTGAAATAATCGTTCACTTGGCGGCTAGAACAGAAGTGCAAGACAGTTTTTATGAACAGATTACATTTAGTGAAGTAAATTATGTTGGTACTGTAAACTTAATCGAGATTGCGGCAACTTTACCAAACTTAAAAAACTTTGTGTTTGCAAGTACAATGGAAGTATACGGTTGGCAACCAATTAGTGATTTAATAAGAGACGGTAAAGAAGAAGGCATTATTGCATTTAATGAAAGTACTCCACCAAATCCAAATGCTCCGTATGCCGTTGCAAAATATGGCTGTGAAAAATACTTAGAGTATGCACACAGAAGTTATGGATTGCCGTTTACTGCTATCAGACAAACTAATGCATACGGTAGAAAGGATAACGACTTCTTTGTAACAGAACAAATTATAACACAAATGATTAAAAATCCAGATGAGATAAATTTAGGATATGGCGAACCATACAGAAACTTTATTTACATTGATGACTTACTTGATGCTTGGCAACAAGTTATTGAAAATCCAGATAAGTGTCAGGGAGAGATATTTTGTATAGGACCCGACAATGCTATTAAAATTAAAGATTATGTAAAAATGATTGCAGATAAGTTAGACTGGAAAGGACATGTTAATTGGAATACCAAACCGCCTAGACCAGGCGAAATATTTTTACTTAATAGTACAAACCATAAAATTACAACACGCCTTGGATGGTTTCCTAAAGTAGAACTTAGTGAAGGTCTTGATAGAACTATTGCTGTTTGGAAAAATGTTTTAGAAAACGACATACCACATAATCAAGATAGAAGATTTTCCAAAGGAAAATAATGTTTAATGTTACTTTAGTTCAGCCTAATTTTCAGACTGGACCTAAACATCTTAACAGTTATTACCTTCCTTATAGTGTAGGTTCTCTTTGGAGTTACTTAATACAAAATCAACAGATTAAAGACAATTATCAAGTAGACAATTGGATATTTCGACGAGAGGAACTCCAAAGTGTTGTTAATAGATGTAAGAATACCGATATTGTTTTTATAAGTCTTTATATCTGGAACAAAAATTATTGTTTGATGTTAGGTAAAGTACTTAAAGAAGCATATCCAAACATCAAAATTATACTAGGCGGTCCTGAATTACCTCACAGAAATCCAAATTTCTTAAAAGAAAATGATTATATTGATTCTATAGTAATCGGAGAAGGCGAGTTAGCGGTTTTAGAGATACTTACTGCATATCTAGATAAAAAGCCCTTAGAGCAAGTCTACGAGTTTGACAGGATACAGGATTTAAACTTACCTAGTCCTTATACATTAGGATTATTTGACGATCTCATAAAACAACATCCAGATATAGAATGGGTGCCGACTTTAGAAACAGACAGAGGATGCCCTTACAGTTGCACATTTTGTGATTGGGGGAGTGCTACAGCAAGTAAAATGTATAAACTGTATGACGAGCGTATACTTGCAGATTTAAAATGGGTAGCAGATAATAAACTACCCTACCTTGCATTAACATCTAGTAACTTTGGAATCTTCAAAGATAGAGATATAATGATTGCAGATATGATTGTTGCAACCAATAAACAAACAGGCTTTCCTAGTGGCATAAGTGTAAGTTATGCAAAGAACAGTAATGATACAGTATTAGAAATTGTAAAGAAATTTATAGAGGTAAACATACAAACAGGATTAACATTAAGTTTGCAGACAACAACTGAAGAAGTTTTAGAGAATATCAAACGCAAGAATATGAAAATTAATTCTATAGATGAAATCATAGGATCTGCTAAAGAAAAAAATGTTCCTGCCCTTACAGAATTAATATTAGGTATGCCAGGTGAAACTGTGGAAACATGGAAGGCTACTTTAGAACAAATATTAATAAATGAAATACCAACATTAGATGTTTACTTTTTACAACTATTAGTAAACTCTCCAATGTATGTAAAACAAATACAAGAATACGATTTAAAAACATTTTATGCATATGACTTTTTCTATGGTGTACAGAACGAAAAATTTGAATACGATAAAAAACATAAGATATCGGAATCTATAGAAGTTATAAAAAGCACTAACACTATTTCAGAAAACGAAATGGAAGATGTTGCAGTCTTTACAGCATTCATTTTAGGATTGCACATGTTTGGGATATCTAATATTATATCAACATACCTATATCAAACCCAAAATAAATCATATATTGAATTTTATACACAACTCTATGACCATCTTAAACAAAACGACATAGTACTAAACGGTTGGTTAGATCAACTGAAAACAGGATTACAGGATTGGAAAAAGACAGGTTATATGGAAACTACTATAGATAATGTGTTTATAGAAGGCTGGAAATTTTTCCATTCTATTATGCCTATTATACAAAACAATAATTTAGTAGAACATTACATTAATGTTGTAGGAGATTTTTCAAAACAGTTTGTAACACAAGATATTATAGACGATTACATTAAAATTTCAAATCTACAAATCAAACAATTTGAGTCATATATACATGATTCTGTCCATGTTACAGTCAAAAGTAACCTTTTCCCAGCAAATTTAATTATTTCTGATAGATATGGAGACTACTTAGACAAAAAAGAAGATCATTTAGATATGCTTTTCTTTGGAAGACGAAGAGGCTGGCATCTAAATAAAATTAGTCTTGACAAATAAATAGAAATCTGTTAGACTAGTTTTTTAATTAGAGGCGTAATATGGAAAATTATATATATTTTGGCATCTTCATTCTTGCTAATTCTTACTTTTGTTTTAGAGCAGGAGAAAAGGCAGGCAGATTTATGGGTATGCTAACCATCACCCAGTTTTTTCAAAGTAAAAGTGTACTTAAAGATAAAAAAGAAATAGTAGGATTTAAAAATTGGCCTAAAGCAATACAGGTACTTTATTTAGATCCTAGGGAAGAATTATTTAAAGACTAAACACACATGGCAAGAAAAAAACAGAGAAGTACATATTTATTAAAAGAGCCTAATTGGAAGGAACTCTCTTTACTTACAGATCCAGAACAAAGAAAGAAAGCAATTAGTAATGCTGAATATTTTGTCCACTACGAAATAGCAACAAAGAAGAAACAAGAAGCATTAATAAAATGGATTAAGCAAGAAAGTGGTTGGACTAAAGAAGATATAAAGTATGCAGTCTGTATAGATAAAGGTTATTTTTCTGCAATGGGTAAAACTGCCTGGGTAGCAAAAAAACTAGGCTACTGGCCTGAAGGCACAATAAAGTATTTAAACGAGAAACAAAAACCACAGTGGTTGGCACTTGGTAAGAAAGTATATACTGTTAAAACACAAGAACAAGAAAAGAAAAAGGACACTAAAGTAATTAGTATTCAAGATCGTATGAAAGAGCAAGTATCAACATTGTGTGGAACTTGGGAAGAACAGTTAGATAACTTTGTAGACAGAGAAGCATTTGACTTGAAAAAGTTTGATCCATACAATGATATGAGAGCATATACACCTGCTATAAAACCTGCTCATGCTAAAATTATTAAAGACAGTTATGATAGAGATGTTGCAGAAGCAACAGAAATATTAGCATGGGAAGATCAAGACATTAAAGAAGGATACGGTCATTTTAGTGTAAAAATGCGTAAAGACTATTTTGCATTTTTTGAAAAGATACATACTGCATGTGATACATTAATAGAAACAGGCAAAGCAACTCGTAAGCCTAGAAAACCTAAGCCCATGGATAGGGACAAACTTGTAAAAAAATTAAAGTATCAAATTAATGACAGTGATTTAGGCATAGCAAGTATAAACCCTGTTGAAATAATAGATGCAACAGAACTTTGGTTTTATAACACTAAATTAAGAAAATTAGGCGTGTACAGAAAATCAGAAATGTGTACTGGATTAACTATAAAAGGCACAACTATTAAAGATTTTGATACTTCTACTAGTTTTCAAAAGACATTGCGTAAGCCTGCAGAGCAAATAAAAGCAATTAAAGGGTCTGCAAAGACTAGATTTAATACATTTTTTGAAGAAATAAAGACTACCCCAACTAAATTAACTGGCAGAATAAGTGATACTATTGTACTACTTAAAGTATTTTAATTGAAAATTAGATAAATAGTACTATGCCAGTAGATCAAATAGGATATAATAACAGAGAAGAACTTGTAAACGAGTTACAACTACGTCTAGCAGACGGTATGGTTGACGTTGAACTCGACAGAGCACACTATGATGTTGCTATAGACAAGTCCCTTGCTTTATATAGACAACTTAGTGCAGGTGCTGTAGAAGAAAGTGCCCTGTTTATAACCACACAAGAAGGTGTAACTGAGTACACATTACCAGACGAAGTAATGGAAGTACGCAGATTATATAGAAAAGGTGTCGGTACTAACAGTGGCGGTGGCACAAACTTTGATCCTTTTGATGTTGCGTTCAATAATATGTACTTGTTACAAGCAGGGCAAATGGGCGGACTTGCGGTCTTTGATGCATTTAGTCAATATAAAGAAGTATTAGGTAGAATATTTGGAAGTGAATATAATTTTCTTTGGAATAGGAATACTAAACAACTTAAAATTTTAAGAAATGTAAGACACGAAGAAGAAATTGCAGTAGGCATTTATAATTTTATACCCGAAAGTCTTTTATTAAAAGATATCTATGCCGCAAATTGGTTGGCCGCTTATGCATTAGCACAATCTAAAATGATGTTAGGTGAAGCAAGAAGTAAATATGCTTCAGGACTTCCAGGGGCAGGCGGAGCCATACAGTTAAATGGTGATGCATTAAAATCAGAAGCAATAGCAGAAATGGAAAAGGCAAGAGAAAGTATTTTCCAGAAAGAAGAGGGCAATGCTCCTCTAGGATTTGTGATAGGATAATGCTAATAGGAATAACCGGGTTTATAGGCAGTGGCAAAGATACAGTAGCCAATATGTTTGTAGAACGTGGTTGTGTTCATGACAGTTTTGCCGCTCCCCTTAAAGATTTATGTTCCAGCATTTTTGGTTGGGAAAGATCTATGTTGGAAGGTGATACAACTGAAAGCAGAGACTTTAGAGAAACGCCTGATATGTTTTGGACTAAAAAATTAGGTGTACCAAACTTTACTCCCAGACTAGCATTACAACTTTTAGGTACAGAAGTACTTAGAAATCACTTTGATCAAAACATTTGGTTAAACAGTTTAGAATACCGCATAAGAAAACAAATAGAAAATGCTCCATGTACAGTTATAAGTGATGCTCGTTTTATAAATGAACTTGAACTTATAAAAAATATGGGTGGTGTTGTTATTTGGGTACAACGTGGAGAACTACCTGAATGGTTTGAAACAGCAAAGACGGCACACGAAAACGTTGTAAGCAGAAAGATTATGACAACAAAATATAAAGACGTACACGAAAGTGAATGGAACTGGGCAGGCTATCCAGTTGACTACATTATAGACAATAATGGAAGTCTTGAAGATCTAGCCAAGCAAGTTGAAGCCATCAGAGACTGGAAAACTGGTGAATTTAAACAACCTCTTAAACTAGTATAATACCACGTAATACCTACTAAATTCCTTAAATACAGTAAAATACAGTATTATGATAAATACATGTAAGAATATTTCTTAAGGAGAATAATATGGCAACTTTAGTAAGTCCTGGTGTAAGTGTAACGACTACAGACGAAAGTTTTTACGCCCCCGCCGGTGCCGGTTCAGTTCCTTTGATTGTTATTGCAACATCACAGGATAAAACAGCACCTGACGGTAGTGGTACAGCCGCTTTCACAACATCAGCAAACGCAAACAAACTCAAATTGATTACAAGTCAAAGAGAGTTATTACAGAATTATGGTAATCCAACATTTAAAACAAGTGGTTCTACACCTTTACATGGTGATGAACAAAATGAATATGGTTTACTTTCAGCCTATAGTTTCTTGGGCATAGCCAATAGAGCATACGTTTTAAGAGCAGATGTAGATTTAGGTGATTTATCATCAAGTGCAACAGCACCTACAAATAAACCTGCAAACGGTTCTTATTGGTTAGATACTGCTTCAACTAGTTGGGGTGTATACGAACGTGATTCAGGTACATGGGTAAAACAAACAATTAAACAAACAACAGCATCTGATATAGATTCAGATGGTGTTACACCAAAAACAAGTTTTGGACAAAACGGCGAATATTGTGTCGTTTATCTAACAACTGCAGGTGGTACACAACCTAAAATTAGTTTCTATCAGAAATTAAGCGGTACATGGTACAACATTGGTGTATCTAACTGGCAGAGTGCTGTAAGTGGATCAAATGGTGACTTTCAATTTGCAAGTCATTTAGCAATTCCTACAACTAAATCAGGCGGTGGAGCTCTAACAGACGGTGACGTTCATATTAGAAACACATCAGCAAATAACGGTTCAAGTCTTTCTGTTAAATTATATAGTTCAACAACTAGCCAATTTACAGCAGAATCTATCGTTATAGACTCTAAGTCAGATTCAGTGTATACAAATACTTATAGTACACCAAAAGTTGGAGATCTATGGGCTAACACAGAAGGTGAAGATAATATAGCAAGTATAACATTACAAAGACATAACGGCGACTCTACTTTAACAGTAGCAAGTTCAACAGCATTATCTGGTACACAAGATGTTTCTACACATGCTACTAAAGTAAGTTTTAATCTTACAATTAATGAAGGAACTACTATCCCAGTTACTTTTTCAACAGGTGGCGCAAGTGCAACAGTTGATAACTTAGTAACTGACATTCAATCAGCATTGTCTGGTGCGAATGACGTCACAACTTTTGCTAATACTGTATCAGCATCTAATGACGGTGGTAAAATTACTTTTACAACTAGCACAGGTAAAGATATTAAAATAGCAGATGGTAACGTTGCAGGATATGGTTCAGCAGATCTTAACATTACTGCAGGAACTTACAGTAACTTTAAAACTTTAAGTTTTACAGCAAGTGCAACAACACTTACAGGTGCGGCTACAGAAGGCGATCTATGGTACGACAACAATGTTTCTAATACAAACATTGATATGTTATATCAAAATGCTGGAACATGGGCAACTTATACAGGTGATGTACAGTTTGCCGCAAGTGCTCCAACATTACAAAGTGATGGTTCAACTTCATTAGCAACTAATGACATATGGATTGACAGCAGTGACTTAGAAAACTTCCCTGTTATATACAAAAGATCATCAGCAAGTGCTTGGGTATTAGTAGATAATACAGACCAAGTTACTGAAGACGGAATTTTGTTTGCAGACTTTAGATCAAGCAGTGATGCAAGTTTATTAAGTACAGCAAACGGGCTTCCTAATGCGGCATTATACCCAAGTGGTATGTTAGCATGGAACAAGATGGCTTCAGTTGGTAATGTAAGCAAGTATGATGCAACAAACGGTTTATGGAAAGATCATTCAGGTAATAAGAACGATGGTTCACCTTACTTGATGCGTAAAGCTCAGAGACAAGTTGTTGTTACAGCTCTACAAAGTGCCATTACAGCAAGTTCAGAAATCAGAAACGAAACAAATAGATTTAATCTAATTGCATGTCCTGGTTATACAGAACTTTTAGATGAGATGATTACTTTAAGTACTGATAGAAAAAATACTGCATTCGTAGTTGGTGATGCACCACTAAGATTAGCGGCTGACTCTACAAGTACAAGTGCATGGGCAAACAATACAGGTGTTGCAGATGTAAATGGAGAAGACGGACTAGTTAGTTCATCACCATATGCGGCTGTATACTACCCACACGGTTTAGCAACAAACTTAGACGGCACGAACGTTATGGTTCCAGCAAGTTATATGACTTTAAGAACTATTGCATTTAATGACCAAGTGGCTTTCCCATGGTTTGCTCCAGCAGGATTCCAAAGAGGTCTTGTAAATAATGTAACTAGTGTTGGTTATTTAGACTCAACTTCAAGTGAATTTGAAGCAGTAAGTTTAAGCGAAGGACAAAGAGATAGTCTTTACAGCAATAAAGTTAATCCAATTGGGAATTTCCCAGGAAGAGGAATTGCAGTATTTGGACAAAAAACTCTTAACCCAACAGCAAGTGCTTTAGACAGAGTTAATGTTGCACGTTTAGTTGTTTACATAAGAGAAAGGTTAGACGATATTGTTAAACCATTCTTGTTTGAACCAAATGACGAAGTAACAAGAGCAAATGCTAAAACAGTAGTAGATAGATTCCTTGGACAATTAGTTGCACAAAGAGGTTTATTTGACTTTATCACAGTTTGTGATACTACAAATAATACAGCGGCTAGAATAGATAATAATCAATTGTATATAGATGTAGCAATACAGCCTGTTAAAGCAGTTGAATTTATTTACATTCCAATTAGAATTCAAAATACATTGGGCTCAACAGCATAAGTTTAACAACTTAACAATTAAAAGGGCGGTTTTTACTGCCCTTTTTTATGACAGAATTAAAACTAGAGTTAATAAAAAACACCCTAAGATGATAAATATTCGTATAATTAGTTCATAAAGAACAAATGGAGTAAAAAATGGCAACATCATCAGCAACAACAGAGACTAAAAGTAAGTTTGGTGTACCTACAGGAACCGGTACTTCTGGCATTTTAATGCCTAAATTAAAGTATAGATTCCGTGTAAGTTTTCTAAACAACTTTGGTGGGGCGACAAATACAGTATCTTTAACACAAAATGTTCAAAGTGTTGTGAGACCTAAAATAAATTATGAAGAAGTAATTATTGATAGTTACAACTCAAGATCTTATTTACAAGGCAAGCATACTTGGGACCCAATTAGTGTAACGGTAAGGGATGATATACAGAACAAGGTTGCAAAGTTAGTAGGTGCTCAGGTACAAAGACAACTTAACCATTTTCAACAAACAACACCAGCCGCAGGCTCCGACTATAAATTCGATATGCAAATTGAAGTATTAGACGGTGTAAATGCAGGTGCTAGTGAAGTTTGGTTCCTAGAAGGGTGTTTCTTAACACAATCAGATTACAGTGATACTGACTATAGTTCTAACGAGCAAGTCACAATTACTATGATGATACGTTATGATAATGCTACACACTTCCAAGGCGACAATGATGTTAATGGAAGAGTTGAAGCGGGTAATCCGTTCCCTGATGACAATACACTAGCAGATAATACCGGCGTTGGCGTATAATTATAACGGAGTACTCTAGTGAAATATACACGTTTTACTGGTAAAAATACAGTAGACAATTTTTATGCTAGAGACTTTAGGAATAACTATAGGTTTAGACCTGAAGTTAATCCACCTAGACAGCAGTTCCAGGGATATGTAAATTTCATATTCAATAGAAATGTATTACAGTTATTAGGTAACGAGAATCTAACATTCAAAACGAGTATGAGCAGTTTATTAAGAACTGCTCAACTTCCTGCCGTCGATTTTAAAATTACACAAAAAAATAATTTTAATAAGAAAAGGAATGTCACAACAGGAGTTGAATACCAACCTGTTGAAATGACTGTCTTTGATACTGTAAACAATGAATGGCTAACTATTTTAATGAAGTATTTTGCATATTTACATATGGACCCTAGAAATAAAAATTCTTTTGGGGACAGAGATGTAAATTTCAATACACCGATGAACGAAGAGTTATACGGTGATGCTGGTGCTGGAGCAGGCGGAATTTTTAACAGTAATGAAGCAGGTTTAAATTTACAATTAGATCAAAACTTTTTCGAACGTATTGATTATATACTATATGCTGGAGGAAAAGGCGTACAGTATAGTATAACTAAGCCTATGATAAAAGCA